TTACATACTACCGCTTCTCACCCAAGCTAGGAAAATCATCTTTGATGGTATTGACAAGTCCGGTTTTCCATTTCTGGCTCACTGTCCGCCGGAGACGATTTCATCCAAGAATACCACGGAAATGAAGTTGAAGCTGAAGACCGGTTCAGTCATTCAGGTCATCGGCTCAGATAATATAGATGCCATTGTTGGTACCAACCCTGTGGGTCTTGTCTACTCTGAGTACGCACTACAGAAGACAGAGGCTTGGGATTTCATTCGACCAATCGTGCGTGAGAATGATGGATGGGTTTTATTCCAATCAACTCCCAGAGGCAGGAACCACTTCTTTGAGATGTACCGTACAGCGATGTCAGACCCCTTGTGGTTCTGTGAAAAGCTGGACGTTACGAAGACGAGGGATGAAAATGGAGATAGGGTTATAAGTGAGGCCGACATAGAGCAAGAGCGAAACGAGGGAATGTCGGAAGCCCTCATTCAACAAGAGTATTATTGTTCGTTTGACATTTCATCAGATGATATTCTTATACCTTTGCAGTTAATTGAATCCGCTATGGGAAGAAATATTTCTTACCGTGATATGCCTAGTGTAGCAGGTCTTGATGTTGGCATGTCGTTAGGGGGTGACCCCTCAGCACTGGTCGTGCGGAAGGGAACAACGATAGTCCACGCCGAAGAGTGGCGCATGGACGACACCGTCAGGATAGCAGCTTATGTCAAAGACAGATATAATGAAGGACTCTTTGGAATCGTTGCAGTCGACGCTATTGGCTGGGGCGCAGGAGTCGCACATCTACTCCGTGAATGGGGCGTACCGACTGTTGCTGTCAATGTCGCAGAGTCGGCGGCAAGCTCAGAAAGATTTGCGAGACTCAGAGATGAATTGTGGTGGAGAACCCGAGAGTGGTTCGACAAAAAAGAGTGCGCGATAAAGAAAGACATGGAGAATGCTAACAAGTTACAGGTTGAATTGTCAACCCCCACCTACAAGACGAATCTGAGTGGCAAGATCAAGGTCGAGGGCAAGGACGACATGAAGAAGCGCGGTGTTAAGTCACCCAACCTAGCCGATGCTCTTGTACTATCCTTTCACCTACCTGCCCAAATGCCCCACAATAGAAAACAATTTAAAAGAAAGCGATTAGTTACTTAGGAGTATTAACATGGCACCCAAGAAAGTAGACAAGGTACCTTTGGGAAGTGGGATGCTTGCAGACGCAGCCGCCAAGATCAGAGCCAGAAAGAAGAGGATGGCTGAGGCAATCGGCGGTGGATTTGACAAACACGTTCCCCCGAAGAAAAAGAAGTAAAACAGGAAATCCAATGGCCCACATAAAAATAGCAGATGAAGAAATAATTCGCGTACTTACCCCGATGATGGATAAGGCCGAGTTCTTACAGCGCGAGAAGTCTCTGGAAAGGATTAAGTGCTTTCAGTATTACCAGCAAGACCCCTATGGGAACGAGCGAACAGGCTGGTCCCAGACGGTGGCGTCCACAGTCTTTGACGTCATAGAGTGGCTGAAGCCCGGTCTGAATGAGATTTTCACATCCCCCGACTTCTTCTCCCTATCAAGTGCTCCCCAAGACAACATCATGGCAACCGATGAAGATGTTGCCGAGGGCGAGTTGACGCCAGAGGGTACCCCGGTAGAGAAGGACAACCCGAGAAAGAGATCAGAGGATTTACGAGAGTATATAAGGTACATACTCTTCCGAGCCCAAGAGGGTGAGGACATTATAGATGATTTCATTTCCGACTGCCTTCTGTATCACAACGGCGTCTTCAAAGTTTACTACGCCGAAGACTACGACACCACGGTAATCACCCGGGCCCGAATGGAGAAAGATGAATTTGCCGCCCTTCAGGCTGACACCGACATTACAATAAGTAAATACACCGAAGTGCAGGAGTTTGATAAGGCCGGTGGATATTACTGGGAAGGCGTTGAGGATGTCAAGGCCGTCAAGAACGAGATTTTATTCGCAGGCCCGCGGGTTGAAGTCATTCCCCCATGGGAATTTTATACACTGCCCGGTACCAAGGCTATCAATCGCAAGACTCCTTATGTTGAGCATAGAGTTAAGAAGACTCTCGCTGACATTAAGCTTGGAGAAGAGCAGGGACGATACAAACCCGGCAGTCATGCCAAGGTAGAGGACAAACTTGGTCAACGAGTTAATTATTACGAAGAAACCAACGAAGAGAAAACCATAATGTATAGCGTCGAGAACATGTCCTACGAAGAGGGATATGACTCTGACGTTGCCGACCCAAATAGTAAGCTTACTCTCGCAGCCAACGAGGTCTATGTGCGTGAAATATATGCACGTTTGGACGTCGACAATGATGGCTTGCTTGAGCCGGTCATCATAACAATCTGCGAGAAAGAGGTACTGCAAATCCAAGACAACCCATATAAGCGACCATGCTTTAGGGTGGGCGCAGTTTACCGGCAGCCGCACCGGCTTGAGGGTAAGCCCCTTCCATTAGTTTTAGAAGACGACCAGAAGGAGCTCACGAATCTCCATAGACTCATGACAGACGCGAGTGCAGAGTCTGCTTATGGGACAATGATTACCGACGATGTGATGCTTGCATCAGATTGGACAGACCGGCAGGTCGGAGATGTGCTGATTGGACAGTATGACAGGTTTAAAGAGATAAGGCCAAAACCCCCGGGTCGTACACTTCTCGACGCCATTGAAAAGAGGGAAGCAAAGGTGGAGCAGAAGTCGGGCGTGTCCCGATACAACCAAGGCATTGACGCAAACTCTCTTAACAAGACCGCTACTGGAATCTCTCTCATACAAACAGCAGGCCAAGCTAGGCAGAAGTTTACAGCCAAACGTCTAGGTCGGACCCTTAAACTTGTCCTCCGTGACATTATTTCAATCATTCAGAAGTGGCCCCCAACCGACGCTCTTCAAGTGGTTGGCACAGACATCAACATTAATCCCGAAGACTTAGGTGGTAAATACGAGATAGAGATAGACGTTGGTGTCGGTCCTCAGGACAGAGTAGACCAAGCCCATCACCTCGACGCCCTTATAGGATTTGGTACTCAGGCTGGAATCGCGATGGGTGTAATGGGCCCCGAGCACCTTATCAGAGCTTTAAAGAGGAAGGGCAAGCTGGTAGGAACCCCCTACAACGACCTCTTACTAGACGAAAAACAATTTAATGTTGTGCAGGACATGCAGCAACAAATGCAGCAGATGGCGCAACAGCTTGAAATGATTACACAACAGTATGAACAACTGGTCCAGCAAGGCACACCGCCGCTGGAACAGATTATAGCTCAAATGCCTCAACTCATTGAGGGTCGAGCGAAACAGGTTGCCGGTCAGATGCTACAACCACATTCGCCTGATGGACCGAAGGGAGGAAGTAATGTCGAAAGCAATCAAGGTCAGCCCAGCACCGGACAAGCACCAGTTTAATTATAGGTGCGCCGCTTGTGACAGGTGGAGGTTAGTAAAACACTACGAGCCCACCAACGAGGCGAAGAAGATAGTGGAGAAGATTGAGAACCATGAGCAACTTCCCAGCGACGCTTCGCGGATATTCATTGGCCCGGTATGCAGTATCGACTGCTTGAATGGGATGGGAGACTACGAGGTGGAAGGGGTGAGTGATGGACGAGAAAAAGATTAAGGACCTGACCGAGGCTTCAGAAAAGGGAATGAAAGCCCGAGAGCTCATGGCTAATGGCTATTTGGTTGAGCTACTTGATGAAGTCAAATCAGCCTATAACACGTTAATAACAGAGATGGGTCCAGACGAAACGGACAACTTCTCACACATGGCTTCAAAGAAGGACGCACTTAGGGATATTATTGCTACCCTGAGTGGTCTGGAAAAGATAGGAGAAAACGCAGACCTTGAATTGTCAGGGAAGAAGCGCAAGAAGCGCGGATTACTTTAACCACGACTTAACGGAGAGAAAACAATGTTAAACGTAAGAGACATAAAGAAAGGAGCCGCTGGCTTCAATATGCCGACCATGAAAGACGTTGGCGGAGAAGGCTATGGCTACAAAATGTACGTTGGAACCGGTGCGGTCACTGGTTCTAAGACCATCGACCTGTCCGCAATCTTTTCGCAGATCGACTTTGTTGCTGCCCAGCTTGAGGAAGCTACGTCTACGGACGTTGATGGAGCTACCATGGTGTCATGGGAAGAGCCAGCCGCTGGTCAGGTAAAGTTGTGGGTATGGAAGGCTACCAACTCTTCAACAACCACATTGGTCCCGGGTACCACGGCAGCATCAGTAAGGTATTTGGTGATCGGAAAGTAAACAAAAATGAATGTAATGTACCTGTCTTACCATTGTTGCATTAGGGTAATGAAGATGGGCACCGCAATGATGAATGCCGACAATGGTGTTCATGTGGTGTTCTCGCAGTTGTCATTCTCCCATCCTGATTTCATGTATCGGGTACCCCACCTTCAAATGTGGGATAGCCCCGAGCGACTGATGGTTCAGTTGAAGCAACTCAAGGACGTTGACTTAATACATGTCCACAACGAGCCCACTTGGCTTGCCACTGTTTGCAAGATGGTCCGACCCGAGATACCGGTAATCTTAGATTGCCATGATCTTGACACAATTCGGGGAGAGACAGGTTCAATGGAAGAGGAAAAAGACGCGTTTGGGAAGGTGGATGGTTTGATCTTCCCTTCCCAAGCGTATCAGACCCTCTCCAAGAAGCACTTCAGATTTAAGCAACCCTCTGAGGTGATCTACTCCATGGTCAACGACGAGTTGTTTGTTCCACCCCAGCAATCTCGCGTGAATGGAGTCATGTACCAAGGTGGAATTGGACTCGCAGGTGACGAACAAGACTTTGCCTACCGAGACTTCACAGAAGTGGCAGAGCTATTAAAGGAAGTGGGTATAGCATTCCACATGTATTCTGGTCATAGCATTGCACCCATCATGGAGCAGTACGGTGAGCGCGGGGCATTATTGCACCCCAAGATTCACTACGCGACACTGCTTCAGGAGCAGACCCGCTACGATTGGGGCCTCATAGGCACCACAGGCAGGCACCACCAATGGGACGCCTCAATGCCCAACAAGTTATTTGAGTACGTTCTGTCGGGCTTACCGATTATCTGTCTGAATGCAAAGGAACCCGGTGAGTGGGTCAAAGAGCATGGTCTTGGTGTGTGTATCAGCGACCCAGCCGAGATACCCGGCATCTACTACCAGCACAAAAGAATCAGGAAGCACCTGAAAAAGTATCAGACGAAATGGAGCATGGAGCAACAGGTCGACAAGATCAAAGCAATGTATGACAGGTTGGTGAAGTAATGAATACATTAGTCTATATGGGATTTGATGTTGAAGTTCATCACTCTGTAACCGTAGGTGAGTTTACCAAGCTTGCCGACGGAACATGGATAGATGAAGGCAGCATCATTGGCAGCTTTGTCAGGACAGGGAAAAACTGCCGCATAGGTAAGCGCGTCCATGTTAAGACTCAGACAATTATCAGCCCCGACACCATCATTGAAGACAATGTGTTCATAGGACCCGGCGTAATGATTCTACATGATACGCTGGACGGTGACCACCTGCCGGTAACGATTAAGCATGGTGCCTACATTGGTGCAAGAGCTTGTATCGGTCCCGGTGTTACAATAGGGGTCGGAGCAGTTGTTGGTGCGATGGCATTTGTTAACAAGGATGTACCTCCACATACCACGGTTATCGGAATACCGGCGAAAGAGATGGTTAAGGAATGATTCACCCCAGCGCAGTCATAGGCGAGGGTTGTACCTTACAGAATGACACAGACATCCGAGAGTTTGCCCTGCTTAGGGGCGACGTCTATGTTGGCAAGCATGTGGTTATATATCAATTCGCCAACATCGGACATGGGACCGTAATTGAGGACGACGTCTATATAGGTCCCGGCGTCATAGTCACGAACACGAATAGAATTTGGCACAAGCGAATTAAAATGCCACTCCCACCCCGACAACCGGTTATCATTAGCCGGGGTGCCAGAATCGGGGCAGGGGCAATAATCTTGCCGGGTGTTATAATAGGCGAGCAGAGTTTCATCGGAGCCGGTGCAGTAGTCACCAAGGACACCAAGCCCTTCCACACATACGTTGGCAACCCAGCCCGAGACATAGGGCTCATACCGGAGAACGAAAGATTATGATGGGACCTAGCAACGCCCACATCGTCGGTGGCTACATCGCGCTGATAGGCATGGTGCGCGACCAAAGCAGGCTAGTTATTAGGCACGACGTCGACCATGACATCCTAAAAGCCTTTGAGATGGCGATGCTTGAATCAGAACACGGTATCAAGTCAACCTACTACCTCCTGCCAACCGCACCGTACTTTGATTATAGCGACAGATTTGTTGAAGAAGTTGAGGGGTTAGCTCAACTTGGTCACATGATTGGATTACACAATAACGCGTTAACAGAGCATATCCAAGACCTAAAGCCCCTGACCAGAGCAATCAGTGAACCACTAGACTTCTTGAGAAAATGTGTCGGTACCGTAAGCATGACCGCAGCACATGGCGATAGATTTCTTAAACCAAGGAAGCTTATTAACTTCCAGATGTGGAAAGAGTGTGACGACCCATGGAATGGCCCAACCCTATCCCTTAAAAAGTATGGACTCTCTGAAGCATATTTCACAGAATCAGCCTACTACCTGTCCGATACCGGCGGGAAGTGGCGAGGTGGGTTAGCTAAGCACCAAGCCTTTGAGAGTGACTATGAACCCTGCAACCCCATACAGGTGATACAATTCTGCAACAGCCTAGACGAAGGCGACCTACACCTTCTCATTCATCCCTATTGGTGGAGCTAGGATGAACATAAAGAGGCAGTATATCAACACGACCACCGGTAAGAAGTCATTTAAGATGGCTGAGATTGTTACCGATGATGGTTTTGACATGCACTGGAAGCCGACCAGATACAAGGAGATGTTCACCCCTTTCCCCCATGTGAGTGTTGTCGACTACAAGCAGGCACTCAGCATCCCCAGCATTCCAGAGATAGACAGGTCCCGAGCGAGCGGGTTGTGCCCCCAGAAAATAGTAGACATCCTACTCACTTACGCTGAACAGGAAATTTCCACCGCAGACCAACACGTTGTATTTCATTCGTCCGGTTGGGACAGCAAGATAGCAAGCTCACTGTTTAAGATGGTTAGCGCGAATAGGTGGGTCAATGTAATCTTTGTCTGCTTCAAAGAGGAAGCTGAAGTTTTTAACAAGATAATGAATTGGCAGGGCTGGGACCAAGATCGCGTTGTAGTGTTTGACTGCGAGGCCCCACTGCCCACCTTCAACCAGATACACCACCAGCAAAATGGTCCGTCTGATGTCATCGGTGCTAGGGTTTACAATGCTCTCCGGTTCTTAGAGCAGAAGAAGAAGCTAATCCCCAATGTGAAGATTTGGCACCAGTGGAGCGGCAACGAAGTTTTTAAGGCAGAAGGAACCCTTCACGAATTAGCTCACAAGGCTTACTACTCAAGGTTGGCTAGACAGTTACCGGGCTCAGGATACCCCTACGTTGACCTCTTTACCTGCGATGACTTACTAAGGGAAGTTTTCACACACCGGCCCATGGGTGAGGATTTCAGAATTAAGATGGTCAGGGTGATGGATGACGAGCTCTGCAACCCTAAGTACCCAAAGATGTCAGTCAACCACACCCCTGTTGACCTAGAGATGTCAGACCAGAGACTGCAAGACATAAACAACGATTTTATAAAATCATATTATTGCCAATACCTTTTACCCCCCGCTCTAAGACAGCGACCACTAAAGAGAATTTCTGAACATGATTCTCCTTATTGGAGCCAAGTCACCACGGCATCAACCGTACAATACCTGAAGGAATCCAAAAACAGATTCAAATAATTCTCCCAGTGTTTAGACCAACTGCGATAGTCGCAGAGTCATATAATAATAACACACCTTAACATGTTAGGAGAAGAAGATATGCCTTTACAAGAAAAACCAGTGGACTCCGAGGGAACCCCCAAGACGGAGCAACCCAAAGAAGAGGACTTGTTTAATTCAAACATGGACGACGAAGAAGAGTTAGACCTTGATGACTATTTTGGCGACCCCGACGGTGAAGATAACGTCACCGACCATGGCACTCCAAGGCCCGCGGAAGAACCTGCGCCTGACGAAGCAAAGGAAGAGCCCGCGGAAGAACCAGAGGTCAAGGACCCGGCAGCCGAGGATGCAGCACCCGCAGAAGAACCCGCACCAGCGGAAGAACCTGCCAAAGCTGTGGAGCCCCAAAAGGAACCTCCCGCTCCCGAGACAGTTAAGATCAAGGTTCAAGGCGAAGAGTTGGAGCTCACCCAAGAGCAGCTAGTCGAGCTCGCGCAGAAGGGTGAGGATTATACCCGCAAAACCCAAGCCCTATCAGAAAGAGAAAAGAGGTTAACAGGGCATGAGGGATTAATTAATCTCGCGAACACCGACCCTAAGTTTCGCCAACATCTGCAAACGTATGATGCTACCGCCCCTGAGAAGGCCGCAGAGCCCGCACCGGTAGTCGATGACACGCCTCCTGAAGACCCAGTTGAGCGCGTGAAATGGGAAGCCAAGCGAGAAGCAATCGCTGAGATGCAACCCACCATCGACGCATTGAGGCAAGAGATAGGCACCGTTAGGCAGAGTGTGACGCAGGTCGCACCGCAGCTAAAGCGGGAAGTTGACCCTCTTGGCGAGATGACCCACAAGGCAATGCACGGCTATGTTGAGAGTTTACCGCCCGCCGCAGCACAGGCACTGTACCAGAAATGGGATACCGACGCGCAGGCTTACGAGGAAGGATACCAGTGGATGCGAGCAGAGGTCCAGAAAAGGGTCGATGCTCATGAGGCAGCCAAGAACGATGACAACCCTTCCACTACAACCCCAGTGACGACTCCCGCTCCTGTTGCAGAACCTGCCGCCAAGCCCAAGACGGTGACTCGCAAGACGAAGGAAGTGGCTCCATTACTTGAGTCAGGTGGTGCCGCGCAGGTCGAGAAGAATGTGACCGGCAAGGCTAAGCAGGTAAAGACGTTACACAATCGGATAAAGAACCAAGAGTATAACCCGCGTGATGTGGGTGATCTCTTTGATCTATTGGACCCCTTAGACTAACTTGGAGGATTTACCATGAGCGATACTAAAACTATCACTTACACCTCTGGGATGTCCGACTCACTGCGCGAAGAGCTCAGTGACGTTATCACCAATATCGCCCCCACGGATACTCCGTTTATTTCGACTATCCGCAAGGGTAAGGTGAATAGCACCAAGCCTGAGTGGCTTGAGGACACCCTAGACGCCGCGGCTGCGAATGCAGTCCTTGAAGGCGCG